CTTTTAGCAAATAGTTACGTCCTTTGTGAAATGAAAAGGATTCTATGTGTCTCTGCTGCTCCCTTACGGTTAATAAGGAAGAGGTTGGGTTTACCCAACCCGCAGCAAAGGCTAAGACATGACCACAATGAATGGAGGTTATTAACCCTACCCATCCATGATTTGTGGACGTTGTTTAAGCATAGCATCCATATTCATTTTCTGAACCATAAAATCGGCCATTACCTTCATTGCCGCTGTTCGCGGCTCCATTTGAAGGGGGTCGAATTTTGTTTCAGAAACAAACTTCTTAACTATTGCTCCCATAACAATTGTTGATCGAATCTTTCTACCCCTAGATTCTTTCAACATTGCATCAGGGTCAAACAACGTGAGTTCTTTCAGAACCTCTTCTAGTGATATAGTTCGCTGTGCAACCTTTTGCACTATACCTCTTAAACCGGTAAAACGGTTTTCGATGCAATAGAACAATGGGTGTGTTTTATTAGTGGAATAACTCACATCTGAATCTTTATCACGGAAGAGGGTCTGAGTATACATTCTTAGCTTTAATCCCAAATTATGAGCAAGCCCGATTATTGCATGCGAGATTAATCTTGAATATTCTAGATTAATTCCAGCAAGCGTTGCCGGGATTTGGTACTCTGGGCTAGCTGCAGTTAATGAACAAAGAAAGAGTCTCAGTTCATCATATGTAGCTATACCCATTCTGTACCTCATAAAAAGGGAATAAGGTTTGAGAATCGATACTAACCTCTCGTTGGAAAGATAAAGGAAGGATCTCTTAAATTGACCAGGTTTAAGAGTCTTCCTTTTCTTCCGCGAAGAGGAGAGGAAACGTTTATTGACAGAAGTGATTAGATTCGCCACAGAGTAAACAAAGGTCATCTCAGAGAAGTACTGGTTTCCCTTCAATTGGAAATAATCAAAAAGATTCGTAAATACAACGAATGCATTACGAAAATTCTCGATTATCCCTCTTGTTGGTAAACCCGTAAATTCACCTTGATTGACATCTATCCATCTTTTGGCAAACTCATATATGGATTTAGACTGGTGAGACTTCTGCGGAGATATCTCGACTCCGAGAGCTTTGATAATTGCTTTGTAATGCTTAGCCACCCTATCATTATTGATAACAACATCATCACCTAGGATCAAATAGTGTGAAAACTTTTTGAGTCCAAGTTGGTGTGCTGCATATCTAATAATTATATGATGTGTTAATGCAAATACAGCTCAAGAGCTTCTCGCTCCCATTGGTTGACCGACACTGTAGGTAAGTGTCTGTTGGCCATCAGGAGTAAGGAATTCTTGACCAGCAAGTGTCATAGCTCAACCCTCAGCCACAGTCCTCCCATAGAGTAATGTGAGGACTTGTATCTGGAGGTCGATCGGTAATCGATCTGTAGCCGCAGTAAGGTCTAAAGAGTGGAAATTATTCTTCGTTGAGTACTGAATATGTGAAAAGTGGGGATCTTGAGTGAAGGTCCTATCGGCTCGGATCTTCCTTAAGATGTCGTAAATCTGATTTGCTAACACATTGAGAAACATTTGTGTTACCCAATCAAATATTGCGATTACCCGCATTTTACATTCAGGATCCTTAACAATGCTCAATCGTCTAGTAAGAACATTGTCTTTCACACCCTTTTGGGTAGTGAAATCCAAGTTCCCTAGATTAGATAACATATAAGATATAAATTTACATCCTTTTTGACAAGTTAGGGAATAAAGTCCAGTTATGTTTATGAGATTGTAGTAAAACATTGACTTGAGGCACGTCAATGTTGAAGGACCATGCGGTCCAGCACTACTAATCATAAATAAATCTGTGATTTTAAACTCTGGAATTCTCAAAGGTCTTAGACCCATATTAATCATCACCTTTCTCAGGGTATTAAGACAGAGGGTCTTAGTTTCTCCTGTGAAAGGGTCAGTGATAGAAGATAAGGAATAAGGGATAGTCTCTGATTTTAGGGGTTTGATAACCCTTGAGGTCAGAAGTATGGTCATCAGGAACTTCTTATCCTGTATGCTACCATCCGCTAGAGTTTGATAAAAGTCAAAATCTACCGGTAGTCCCTTATTATTTACCTTTATCCCATCTTCTTCCATTAGTGGATGGCCACATAAATATCTTGTAAAGTGTAAGCGGACTCTTTTAAGGTATTTTATGGTCGATAAAGTTCCCTCTTGTTTTAGTAAAGAAGATACTATTGAGCAATAATGCCCGATATATCTTCCTTTGCATTTAACACTGGGGAAGTAACTTTTTGCTAATTGTGTAAGTATTAAGTAAATTTTATTTATTTGATATTTCATAATTTTTAAATTGTTGCCTGG